GAAACGGTAGAAGCAGCTAAAGTAGAAGCAGCGGCTCCAAAGCCAGCGTTCTACACATCTCCTCGCTCCCCAATCGTCAATGCAGCTTCTTACTTGGAGCACAGCATCAAGGCGGCAATGGGCAACGAGGAATCCTCACTTTATGTGAAGGCTGCAAATGACACCAGCACAAACACTGGTCTTACTCTTGCACCACACCTAAACGAGTTCAACACAAACACAATCGATGGCCGTCCAGCTGTTGATTCAATCTCAAAGGGTGTTCTACCTGCATCCGGAATGAGCTTTACATTGCCTAAAATTTCCACCCAGCCAACAGTGACAATCGAAGCTGAAAACGGTGCTCTCGGTGGAACTGAAATGGCTTCTACTTACGTCACAGTTGATGTTAAGAAGGCTGCCGGAATTCAGACAATCTCTTGGGAACTCTTGGATCGTTCATCCCCAGTTTTCTACGATGAACTCATCCGCGAACTCAATTCCGCTTACGCGAAATACACAGATGGCGCAGTAATTGCTGCATTCACCGCTTCCGGAACTGCTGCATCAACACAAGCTGCAACAGTCGCAGGACTCAAGGCATTCATTGCGAAAGAAGTTCCAGCCGCTTACGCAGCGTCCGGCAAGTTCGCTCGCAACCTCGTCGCTAACACCGCTTGGTGGGAGACGATTATGTCAGCAGATGACACAACAAACAGAAGCCTTTTTATGGCAGCACAGCCACAGAACGCGACTGGTAATGTCTCCGGTCAATCAATTCAGGGCAATGTTCTCGGACTCAACCTCGCAGTTGATCCACATATGTCCGTCACAACTCTCATCGATGAGTCTGCATTCATCGTTGCTCCAGAGTCATTCCGATATTACGAGTCACCAAAGACCTACCTACAGGTTCAGGCTCTCGCAAATGGACAGCTTCAGGTCGCAGTTTATGGCTACTACGCAATCGCCCCAATCTTCGGTGGCGGAGTTCGTCGCTTCAACCTCACCTGATAAATAGTCAGGCTGGCCGCTCCCGACCAGCTTGACCCCTTGAACGAATAGGAGACGAAATGCCAACCATCATTACAGCCTCACAGCTGCGAGCGGTGCTTGGCGTTTCGTCATCCTTGTACGACGATAACTACCTGAATGACATCATCGACACAGCCGAATCGGTGATTCTTCCAATGCTTACAAAATTTGCCGTTGCGGTTGATGCAGTTTCGCTCACCGAAAACGTTGCTTACTTTTCAACTTCCAATCTAAATCCTTTTACCGAAGGCCAATCGGTCGTAATTACCGGATGCGGAACACCTTTTAATGGAACCCACACAGTTACAACAGCTTTACTTAATGACGCTGCGTTCTCAGTATCAATCACAAATGCAGACGTCATCTCAAAAAACGTCATCCCTAGCGGACTTGCCACACTCTCAGGTGCTTCTACTTATGTCGGCAATAGCGCAGTCGAATCAGCCATTTACGCAGTTTCTACCGAAGTCTTCCAATCAAGAACCGCAGCAGGCGGTCAAATAGAGGGGATCGATTTCACACCGTCGCCTTTCCGGTTGGGTCGATCCCTTTTCAACCGCGTCAGCGGACTTCTCGGACCTTACATTGATGTTGAGACGATGGTGCAGTAATGCCTGCATCCACAATCTCAGGAGATATTCGCGGCCCAATAAAAACTGCCTTGGCAGGTGTCACTGCTAGCGTTTATGACCACGTTCCAGAGTCACCAGTGGCTCCTTGCGTCGTAATCGTCCCGGACTCGCCTTATATGGAAAATGAAACCATTGGCAAATCAAATGTCCGCGTTAATTTGAATTACAGAATCACTGCCTGCGTTGCTTATATTTCAAACCCTGCTTCTCTCGACAATCTCGAAAAACTGGTCATTAGTATTCTTGGGGCTTTATCGGCTTCCAAGTATGAGCTCTCGACGGTCGATGGGCCGTCGGTAACTCAGGTCGGATCATCAAATATGCTGGTATCCGACATCCGCTTGAGCGTCCGCTACGAGCAAACTTCTTAAGGAGAATCAATGCCAACCAATATCATTACCGGCCGCGATGTCACCTTCACCTTGGACTCGACTGCCTACGATGCTCAGGTGACTTCCGCAACGCTATCCTGCGACACTATTATTGAGACTTACCAAACTCTTGATGGTCGCGCTTATAAGTCTATTGACACGCAATGGACCTTCACTATCGAACTCTTGCAAGACTGGGGCGCATCAGGCTCCCTATTCGAGGCAATGTGGGCCGATGCTGAAGCAAGCCCAAACACCGCTCTTACTGTCAGCTTCACAGCTGCCACAGGCGCAGTATTCGCCTTCACCGTTTTGCCAATCTTCCCATCTGCCGGCGGAGCTGCTCCCGGAGCACTTACCGACACTTGGACGATGACAGTAATCGGAACACCAACAGAAACATTTAGTTAAAGGGGAGATCGGGAGCAATGAAATTACCAATCACAATTACATACAACTCAGGCGAGCAAGCGACTTATATCGCCCAACCGCCTGAGTGGGCAAAATGGGAAAAGACAACAGGTCACACTATTGCGAAAGCCCAAGAAGCAATCGGAATTTGGGACTTGATGTTTTTGGCTTACAACGCTTACAAAAGGGAGTCTGCTGGGAAACCAGTCAAATCTTTTGAGATTTGGATGGAGACAGTAGCCGAAGTTGAAACAGGTGTCAGCGACCCAAAAGCCACCAGCCCGGAAGCGTAAGACGAACTCTGGTCGAACTGGCAATTCAGACCGGGATTCCAATGCAATACTGGGATGATGCCGATGATATTCAGACGGCAGTAGAGATTTTGGAGAATAATGGCCGAGCAAGGGATCGCATATGACAAGAGGGAACTCTCACAGTTATTGCGCGCCTTCAAAGCAATGGACGATGAAGCTACAAAAGTCGCTGCTGAGACTGGTTTTGAATTATCTAAATTCGTCAATGATGAAATTAAAAAGGCTGGTTATGGCCGGACAAATAATTCAAAAGCAGTGCGAAGAATTGTCGATGGCGGAACCGTATCCAAAACGTCAAAAATTGGACAAGTCTCCTACGGTTTTGCGCGTCAGCGTTTTTCGGGTGGAGGCACAACTAGAAGTCTTTGGCCGGGCTTTGAATTCGGTAGTTCCGTCAAACCTAGAAAAAACGGCAGGGTTGAAAAACTCAAACAGTTTCCTGATTATTCAGGTCGATTCGGTGGAGGCTCTCGAGGATGGTTTATTTATCCGACCCTTCGCAAGCTTCAACCTGAATTGATAAAAAAGTGGGAAGCAAAATTTGCAGAGATTTTGAAAGAGTGGGGTAAATAATGGCTCAAGATAGAACCCTTAAACTCAGTCTTCTTGCCGACACAAAGAATCTGACTGACGGTTTAGCCAAGGGCAGTAAAGCGACTGAAGATTTTGGAAAAACTATTGGGGAAGCGGCCGAAAAGGCTCTCAAAGCTTTTGCGGTTATGGGTGCTGCTGTCGTTGGGTTTTCAGCCGCCTTCGCTAAAGCTGCCGCCGAAGACGAAGCCGCTGCAAATAAATTAGCTGAGACTATTGGCGCAGTTACAACCGCGACTGATGATCAAATAAAATCAGTTGAGCAATACATCACCGCAACTTCTTTAGCCACTGGCATTACTGATGATAATCTCAGACCAGCATTTGAGCGATTAGTCCGCAGCACGAAAGACGTTGAATCAGCGACCAAGCTGATGAACCTTGCGCTTGATTTATCAGCCGCCACCGGTAAGCCCTTGGAGTCAGTAACAAACGCATTGGCCAAGGCATATGACGGCTCTTATACCTCGCTTAATCGGCTTGGCGTTAGTATTGATGCCAGCCTCATTAAATCAAAAGACTTCAATGCTATTTATGAAACCCTTAATGCCACTTTCGGAGAATTCAGCGAAAAGCGATCCGAAGAAGCAATTGTCAAATTCCAGCGTCTTCAAGTTGCCCTTGATGAAGCGAAAGAAGCCGTAGGCGCAGCTCTCCTACCGGCTTTTGAACGACTTGGCGATTGGCTACTAACTGACGGCGTCCCGCGCTTAAATGCATTTATCGCAGGCCTTACAGGCGATCGTTCTCTAAGCGCGTCTTTTACTGAAGCCCAAAAGAAGTCCGAAGAATTCGGCGGAAAAGTCCGCAACGTAATAGACACAATGATTCAATACAAAGATGTCCTCATCACCGCCGCCGCATTGACTGCAACCGTATTTGTGGTGAGTAAAATCGCAGCCGGAGTTCAAGCAACCATCATTCTGATTAATACGCTAATAAAGGCTTACAATGCTCTAAAATCTTCAGCAATCGTCGCTGGTGTTGCTTCGGCTTTTGCACTCAATCCACTGCTAGGCGTAGGCGCAGCCGCATTAGCCGCAGGCGTTTTATCTGCCGCAAATGCACTTGCCAACAAATATGACACAGAAGCAGCTTCGACAAACACCAAATCACAATCTGATTACAACGCCATTGCAGGCGTTCCAAAACCTTTTAACGCTGGAAGCGGGAGAAGTGGTGGTGGAATATCCACTGGCGGCACCTCGGGCGGAAGCATTTTGGGAGGCGGTTCCGGAGTTGGAATCGGCACAATTAAACCTGCCCCAACACTTATTGAAAGAGTGACTGAAGAAAACTTTATTAAGAATATGGCTCCGGGTAACTTTGACCCGAGCGCATTTCGTCGAGCAGATGAGCGGACCGTCAATATCACCGTCAATGGCGCAGTTGATGCAGCTTCTACCGCCCGACAAATTGCCGAAATTCTCAATAGTGAAGCGTCTTCATCCGGCTCTTTCAGCGGCTTAGGAGTATCGCGCTTCGCCACTAGGGTTGATTAATGAACTGGAACCCTGAAGCCACCGTCACAATCGCTGGCACTGACTACACAGGTAAAGCCCTTAATGGCGTATCGATTAACTACGGCCGCACAAATGTATGGGAGCAGGCTCGAGCCAGTTACGCAACCATCGAACTAATCAACCTTACCGATGACATCCAAACCTTCAACCTTAATGATCAAGTGGTCATCAAAGTTCAGAATTCTTCGGGAATCGATAAGACGGTATTCACAGGGAACCTCAGCGACATCACCAACCTCAGCGCATTCTCATCAACTAACGTC